GGGCAAATACAGCCGACGTAAAATATGAACTTACTTCTGCGGAAGAGCTTGTTGCATACGTGAAATCGACTGGCGTAAAAAACGTTACCTTGACGGGCGGCGAACCGCTTTTGCAGGAGGATATTGTGTATCTTATAGAACTTTTGGGCGCGGCGGGAGCAGAAGTCCCACGGCACGTGGCGCAGCTCCCGTGAGCGGCTGAAGAACGCGCGGCTGCACCTTGAGGGCGCGCGGCTGGACGAGGTGACGCCGTCAGTGCTGGAGGACGTGTACTCGAAGCTGCTCGCCGGCGAGAGCGTGTCCGGGAGGCCGCTCAGGGGCACGACGGTGAGCGACGTCGCCGCGACGCTGCACGCCATGTTCAAGCAGGCCGTGAAGGACAGGCTCCTGGCGGCGAATCCCTGCGACTGCGCCGAGGCGCCATCGCGTGATACGGCAGAGAAGACCGCGCTGCGCAGGGACGGCATCGTAGACCTCATCGACAAGCTCGACCCGGAGGATCCCATACAGTTCGCGATCCGGCTCATGGCCAAGACCGGCATACGGAGGGGCGAGGCGCACGGGCTGTCCGCAGGCGACGTCGACCGCGAGGGCATGATCCTGCGCATCCGGCACAGCTTCGACGACGACGGCAACCTCAAGGAGCCCAAGACCGCCGCCGGGGCGCGCGACCTCCCGCTCACGGAGAGCGCCATGTCCGACATCGAAGCGCGACTCGACGCGATAGAGCGCAGCTTCGCGCGAGCGAGGAGGCGGTACAAGGCCGAAGTGCCCGTGCTGGGGGACGACACGCCCCTCGTGTGCAACGGGCTCGGGGAGCGGATGCTGCCGCACTCGTCGACCCGCTGGTGGACGCGGAACAGGTCGTCCCTCGGGTTCGGGAGCATAACCCTCCACGAGCTTCGGCACAGCTACATAACAGAGCTGGCGAGGCGCAAGGTCGAGCCGAAAGTGCTCCAGAAGATCGCCGGCCATGCGAAGTTCAGCACCACCATGGACATCTACGCCCATGTTGACATGGAGGACAAGCGGGCGGCCCTCGGCGTGGTGGACTGGTAAGGCCCCGGCATGATTTGTCCATTATTTGTACTTCGGCCCATTCCGGAAAAAAGAAAAGGTCAGGGTTTTTAAGCCCTGACCTGGTATTCCGTGGTGGAGATGATGGGATTCGAACCCACGACCCCCACGTTGCGAAATCTAAAATAAGTGTTATCAGACGTTATCGATCGAATGCGTTTTACCTGCTCAAACGGATAAATCGGTATTGGTCGAACTTGGGGACAGTACGGGATAATATGCTTCGAATCCGATTATTTGTACACGAATTTGTACTCAAAAAAGCAAGTGGCGCCCCGCCCTCCGCATCAAGGCGGGAGGCGGGGCGCATCGGCCTAGGCGAGCATCAGCGTGCCCCACGTGACGGGGCCGCAGTCTCCGTCGGCCTCGACGCCGCATCGGCGCTGCCAGGCGACGAGGGCCTTGCCGGTCTTGTCGCCGTAGTCGCCGTCCACGCTGAGCTTGGCGGCGGCGCGGACGTTGAGGGCGGCCTGCATGAGACGCACGGCGTCGCCCTCGGCGCCGCGCTTGATGAGGGGGAAGGCGTACACCGTCTCCTCCTTTCCGTCGGATGGCGCGGGCGCTTGGGGCTTGGCGGCCGGGGCCGCGTCGTAGCGGGGGCGGATGCCGCCGCAGACCGTCGAGTAGGCGCGCGTGCGCTCGGCGACGCGCCCGCCCGAGGTGTTGCCCTCGATGGTGCGGATCACGCGCGCCTCGCGGTCGTTGGACACGACGATGCCGACGTGGTCGTCGGTGCCGTCGTCCTCCCAGTCGAACAGCGCGAGGTCGCCCGGCTCCAGCTCGCCGGCGCTCAGGTGCTGGTGGTTGTGGATGGCCGGGCAGTACGCGGACGGGAAGCCCGCGCACCCGACGCCGAGCTGGGCCAGGAGCCACGACACGAACATGGCGCAGTAGGCCACGCCCGACGCTCCGAAGTCGTAGTTGTCGGGATCCTTGTCCACCTGCTCCTCGTACCAGCGGCCGTACTTGGTGCCCGGCAGCGGGTCATCCCAGCGGGAGTACCCCACCTCGCCCCGGGCGAGCTCGATGAGGTCTTGGGCGGTGGCCATCACGCCGCCCCCTCGCAGGAGGCCGCCATGGCCGGCGGCTGCTCCGCCTCGCCGTGGGGCAGCGCCGCCCGCAGGAGGGCGCACGAGCCGAGCATGGCGGCGCCGAGCGCGACGACGAGGGCCACGTCCGCCCAGTCCCGGCGCGTCATCGCTCGTCCTCAGGAGTGGTCTCCCACCCCGTCGCCACGTCGGACAGCGCGTCGAGCCACTTGGACGTAACACCTACGGACTTGTAAGTTGAATAGGCCACCTGGACGCCGCCCACGGTGGACATCACGCAGGCTAGCCACGCGCCCGGGGACTGGGGCACGCCGGCCGCAAGGCCGCAGAGCAGGCCGGCCGCTACCGACACGCCGATGGCGAGCCAGCGGGCCGCCGAGCCGGACACGGCCCCGTGCTTGATGAGCTGCACCCCGTAGGGCACGACGAGCGCGGCGACGATCACCGCGATCACCTCGATCATGGTCATTTGACATCACTCCTTGCTGTTCGGTTGGCTTACTACGGCCCCGTGGATCTCGCTGACCTTGTGGGCCATGTCGTCGATCTGACCCCCCATGTGCGCGCTCCGGTCGCGCGACAGCTCGAGCTGCCCGGACATGACGGCCATCTGCTGGGTCATGGCGGCCATGGCGGCGGTTGACCGCTCCTGGGCGTCCACGGCGCGCGCGTTGATGGCCGCGCTCTCGCGGTCGCGCTCGTCGCGCATCCTGGCCTCCTCTGCCTTGCGCTGCTCGCGCTGCTCCTCGATGTCGATGGCGCGCAGCTTGCACTCCTTGACGACGGGGAGGATCTTGTAGGCCACCACGGCGGCTATGGCGAGCACGCCGAGGGCGAAGAGCCACATAGGCCCCTCCCCCGCCGCCGCCATGGCGTCGATGTAGTGCGTCGCCGCGTCCTCTCCTGGCATTGGCATCACCTCCTTTCATAGACTGAGCAGGCCGACCCCAACAGAGAGGAGCCACCCATGACCGTCACCGCCGAGGCCGCCATGGCCATGACCGTCGAGCAGATCGCGCTTGCCCACTACCTGCCCGAGAAACGCCGCCGCAAGCGCGCCCACACCGTGGACGGCTACGAGTCGTCAATCCGGCGCCACGTGCTGCCGGCGTGGGGCGGGCTGCGCATCCGCGAGATCACCCGCGACGCCGTGCAGGACTGGGTGGACGCCCTCGCCCCCGAGGCCGGCCCCGGCGGCGCCGAGAAGGCGTACAAGTGCCTGCGGCAGGTCATCCGCTGGGCCATCGACAGGTGGGGCCTCTACGTCGCCGACCCGACGCGCGGCATCGAGCTGCCGCGCAAGCCCGCCTACAGGCCCGAGACGCTCACGCAGCGCCGCCTCAAGCGGCTCATACGGGGCATGGTCGGCTGCGAGTGCGAGGCGACCTTCATCCTCGAGGCCGCCCTGGGGACGAGGCCCGGCGAGGTCTACGCCGTGCGCTGGGAGCGCATCAACTGGCGGACGGGGCACGTGCCCATCGACCGCACGCTCCAGGAGACCTCGGCGGGCGTCGTCGAGTACCCCACCAAGACCGCCAAGGGGGAGCGCGACTGCTACCTGCCTCCCTGGGCGCTCGACAGGCTCCACCAGCTCTGGGTGGCCGGTGGCAGGCCCAGGGGGCGCGTGATAGGCGGGCTCGCGCCGTCGCAGGCCGCCTACCGGGTGCAGGCGTGGATCAGGCGGCACAAGCTGCCGCGCATCACCATGAAGAACCTGCGCCACACCTGGGGCTCCATCGCGGCCCAGGCCGGCGTGCCGATGGAGACGGTGGCCTCGATGATGGGCCACTCGACGATCCAGACGACCTACCGGTACTACTTCGCCCTCACGCAGGCGAGCGCCAAGCGCGCCCAGAGGCGCGTGGCGCGCAAGGTCATGGGCAAGACCTGCGAGGACATGTACAAGGGCATCCAGCTGGCGCCGGAGGAGGCGCTGCCGCTGGCTGCCTAGGGATTCCGTATCCCGGACGACCCTGTACGCCGCCGGCGGCTGGTACGTGCAGAGGGCCGGGGGCTTCGTGTGGGTCATGGCGAAGGACGTCAAGACCGGGAGCGGCTCATGGGACAAGGTGGCTTGCCCGTACGCCCTGCCGGCGGGCATGAGGCCGAGCGTCGACATCCAGGTACCCATGCTGACCGCCAACGGGGGCAGCTGGACAGGGTACATGACAGTCATGAAGACCGGGGCCATCGAGGTGGGAAACTACGGCAACGCGGGGTCGGCGGACAAGCGCACGGGCATCGCGGTGTTCCCGACAGGGCTCTAGTGTGCTATGATGGGGCCAATCGGTGCCCCGCCTACCCGGGCAGCATCGGTTAACTTGCTAGGCCGGGTCGCTGTGAAGGGTTACCCGGCCTTCTTGCACTCCAACGCCGTCCGTCATTCCCTCCTCGCCAGGACGAGCCCGACGATTCCGATAAACACCAGCATGACCTCGCATACCGCGATGACTGTCTGTGCGTCCATGGGCATCTCCTCTCTCGAGGCCGCCCGGACGTGACGGAGCACCTCCGCCGATCATACCACGGCCGCCAGAGGCGCTCGAATGAAATTCCGTATCCCAAGTCATCCGCAGCGGCAAGTTCTTCACCGGCTCGGTGGTTGCCACCGCAAGCGGGAGAAACTACGTACGACTTTGGACGGATGCGGCGTTTAAGTCGGCCTTCGGGCGCGCCTATGACGGCGCTAAGGACTACGTAGGCGTGATGAATGCCGCCGGGTCGGACAACGCCGCCCTGCCGTACTGCGCGCAGCACTGGTACGGAGACGGCGTCTACGTCTACTTCGACCGGTCGTTCACCGGCCCCGTGCGCGTCAACTACCTGGTAGCCCTCGCGCCCTAGGTCGTGGAGCCGACGACGGTGATGCCGAAGTAGTACGTCTTGCCGTCCAAGAACGCGTAGTTGTCGCGCATAAGGCGGACGCCGAAGCCTGTCTGCACCTGCTCCACGACATAGATCATGCCGCTGAGCCTGGCCTCGACCGTGCTCTGGTCCCTGGGTTCCACTATCACCGGGGTCGCAACGTAGTTCGTGAGCTTGACCGGGAGGTTGATGTACTTCCCGACCGAGTCGGCGTTGGCTGACCCCGGGGTCATGTTCCCGGCGTACCAGCCGACGAACACGCTGCCTATGAGCATGTAGCGCCACCCGGACGAGGTTTTCTGGGATACGGAATCCCAGCCGTCGCAAACCGACTTGAGGGCGTTCTCGATGTTGTTTAGCCGCGTGGGCGTGATGGGCGTGTAGCCGCTGGCGTTGTCGTTCCAGGCGGTCTTCTTGTAGTTAATCGCCATCAGCCGCCTCCTCGAACAGGTCTGGGGCCACCTCGCGCAGCGCCGGCACGATCTCGGCGGGCACCTCGGCGAGCGCCTTGCGGCCGGCTCGGATAAGGCGTGCGTAGCTCTTGGCGATGGTCTTCATGCTAGTCTCCTCCGTTCATCGAGAGAATGGCCTCGTATAGGGCCGTCAGGGCCTCGTCGGTGTCGAACTGCGCCTGGGACTGGGCCTCGTACAGCTCAACCACGGCCTCGTCCAGGTCGGCCGCCTGCTCGGGCGCGCCGGCGAGCCACGCGTCCAGCTCGGCGCGGCGGGCGGCCTCCTCCTCGGCCCTCTTGCGGGCCTCCTCCGCCTCGGCCTCGGCGCGCGCGATCTCGGCCAGCTCCTCTTCCGTGTAGGGCACGTAGCGCAGCACGTCCTCGGTCTCGTCCCAGGCGTCCTGGGCGGGCTGCCACTCACGGACGACCTCCTCGCGGTAGAGCGCGGCGAGGAGGTTGCCGTCATCGTCGCGGTCGTCCCACTCGGGCATGCCGGGCTCGGGCCAGACGAGCACCTCCTCGCGCACCTCCTCGACCTCGGGGGCTGCGGGGTGGCTCTCGATGACGATGGTCTCGGCCACGAGCTGGCCGAGGGACAGGTCGGGGTCGTCGATGTCGATGCCGTCGGCGTCGATGATTCTCATGGTTACCTCCTTACGCGGTTCGCCGGTACATGTAGATGCCGAGGAACAGCTTGCTGTCCGTGATCTCGGCCCAGGTGCCCCCGAAGAGGGCTGCGGGGTTCGCGCTCGCGCGGGAGAGGTACACGGCGTTTACCGGGTAGGCCTTGAGTCCGATGGCGGCGCTGCTCTTGACGCCCGTGCCCCCGTTGGCTTCGGGCAGCACCCCCGTCACGCCGGGCCTGGGGCTGGCCTGGAGGACGCCCGCCGCAGCCGTCGAGGCGAGGTTGACGAGCAGGGACGGCGACGAGGCCATGCCGGTGCCGCCGTGCTCCTTGGGCAGCGTCCCGCCCGTGATGTCGTCGGCTGAGTGGTTGTGCTTAGTTTTGGCAGCGCCTAGGTTCTTAAGAGCATCGTCCGCATTGTCCGATCCGGTTCCGCCAAGGGCAACAGGCAGGCTATAACCTCTCTTGATAAGGAGCTCGGACGGGTCTCCAACCGACAGTCCCGTTATGGGTATCGTCCAGAGCGGCACCTCTACAAGCTTGTCGTTGCCAAGGATCGACCCTTCGGCGCATGGGGGGCAGGCCGGCTCGCCTGCGGCGAAGTCGCCTTGCAGCACGGCAAGCTCGCCGTACTCGTAGTAGTCAACGCCGAACTCATCCATCCGGTATCGCAGGACGATGCAGTCGATGCGATTGCGATCCTGCGCGCCGTTTGAGATGGTCAGGTACTCCCCCTCATCAGTGCAGCGGAAGTAGCGCCCGTCGACGTAGAGCATCCCGCCTGAGACGTGGACGGTGTTGTTGTCGACCAGCGACACCTCAAGCCCCTCGATCACGCAGCGTTGGCCGCCGAGCGTTGCGGCCTGGAACCGCCCCATGTCGTCAGATGTGACGTGATCGGACTCGCCTCGCCCGGTGACGATGGAAAAGGCCATATGCACCTCCTTAGCTAGTCTCGCCCTGCTCGTCAGCAGAAGAACTGCCGACTTCGCAGGAAAACGTGGCTATGCCATTGATTACGGTTACTGTCTTTGTGGCGACTACCGCCGTAGCCGACATACCAGACTCGAGATTTGCGCAGGTGACGTAATCGCCGATGTCGTAGTCATCGGCGATCTCGGATGCCATGTCAATGCTCGATGTCTCCTGGAGCTCAAGCAGCCTCTCGGTACCGGACTCAAGCAGCTCGTCGTAGTCGGCGTTGGTGTTCTCGTATTTCTCGGCAACCTCATGGATGCCGTAGTAATACTGAGTTTGCCCAACATTCCCATCAGGATCGATGTAGAGGTCGATCCTGATGCGCTCCTCAAGCTCTCCCCGGCCAAGGCATATCAGATGGTTCACGTTGACGGAGCATTCAGTGAGGTCAAACTCGGCGTTGGACTCATTGGCTGAGTCGTGGATTGCTGCGGGCACAGCGGAGAGCATGAGGCGTCCGCACTCGCACTGGATGACGAGCTTTGCCTTGGCCTTAGCAAGCATTCTACGGATCCCCTTATAGGCAGAGACGAAGCGGAATTGATGGTCTACGTCTATGCCGCTTTGGCCATCCGCCACAAAAAACAGATTGCCAAGGCCAATCGACTCGACAATGGATCTCAAGGCATCGTGAGCGTCGCCTTTGCACACAAGATGGGACTTGCCATCCGGAGGGCAAATCTGGTGTGCATCCAACACGCCATGCCAGCTCGCACCGTGGTAGGTGACAGTCCTGTCCTTGGTGGACGAGGACTTACTCTTCACCATGCCGCCGTAGTCGGTGCCGTCTGCGTAGATGAGACATCCGTCTAGACGAGGGGCCGAGGTGACACCGAAGATGATGTCAAAGCTGTTCTCGGCGTCACCGTAGGTCAGCTCGTAGGCGTAGTCCTGAAGCACGCCAAGCTCGATAAAGTCCTCGTCGGTGTAGATCAGGTCAAGCACGGGGGCATCCTCCTCTCATGGTAGAGGACGACGCTGAAGCCGAACGTCCCGTTCCAGGTGACGCGGTGCGTCCCAGCCGGGACGCGCTCGAACACATAAGAGCCAGATCCAGGAGAGCCGGGGGCACGAAGCCGGAAGACGTTGCTCTCCTCGCCAAGCCGGTTGCGCAGGGGGATCTTCGACTTGTCCATGCCGTCGATGACGAGGTATCCGCCCGCCGGAACCTCGACGTCAACCTCATAGAGGTTGTCGCCGATGTAGATTGCCGGATTGCTTGCAGGCCCGTACACGATGATCTTCACCGCGCATGGCCAGCTCAGCGGGTTTTTAAGCAGCCCGGTGATGGATCCCGAGCAATAGTTGTAAGGGTAGTTGTGCGGGTAGTTGAGGCCGCGAATCGACGATCCGCGCTCAAGGGAATACTCGTGGGCGTCCTCGAGGATCCACACTGGATTGGGTATGAGGACGCTCGACGAGAGCTCTATCTCGTAGAGTCCCACCGAGTCTGCGCACGACATAGCGACAGACTGGATGAATGCGCGAGCATAGTGCCCGTCAACGACTATCTTGCCAGGGGTGTTAGCCATGATGTCATGGACGAATGCCTGATCCATCACATCAAGCAGACGTGCGCCCTCTTTCTCGGTGTCAGCCGAGATAAGGATGGGCATCTCTACGGATCGCACTTTCTTCGAAAACCGCATGACCGAGTTTCGCAGCGTGCTGTAGTCCTCGTCGTAGCTGCGGAAAACATCAGGGTCGGCATAGTATGCCGACCCTGGCCCGAACTCGATCACCGTGCCATTGTTGCTGATGTACGACAGGCTCATAGCTGGACACCGGCCTTTCTAAGCGCCGCACGGAATGCACGGTCGCCCGGATAGGTGTCGGGAGCATTGTCGGCGATCTTGTCCCCCAATCCGGCATCAAGCCGCTCAATCGCGACAAGGATGGACTGGAGGATGCCAGACGGCAGGTATCGGCCGAACGAGTTGTCGATGAAGCCCTGGAGCAGCTCAATCGGCAGGATCGCCTCGCTCCTGCGCTCACCGCCAACCATGAGGCTGTTGCCGTTAACCCCGAAAACGGTGGGGCGGGTCATGATGCCGCCCTTGTCGTACCACTGGATGCTGAGAGACGGGATCTTGCCTTGCAGCAGGTCGCCGACCTGCCAGCCGGCCGGACTGATGACGAAGTGCGGCAGGCTGATGTGCGGAAGGCGGATGTGGAAGTTGTCGAAGAACCCCTTGATGGTGCCGACGATGCCCTGGATGATGTTCTTCGCCGTCTCGATGGGGTTGGTGATGGCGTCTTTCACCCCGTTGAAGATCGATGACGCTGTGGAGTAGATCGACCCGGCGACGGAGGAGAAGAAGCTAAGGACGCCGCTCCAGCTGCTCGACCAGAAGTTGACTATGCCGCCGATGACCGAGGAGACGATCCCGGCGAGTAACTGGAGGCCGTTTGCGCCGGCCTGGGTGATTCCGTTGATGATCGAGCTGAAGAACTGGCCGATCCCGCCCCAAACAGCATTCCAATCGCCGCTGATGATCCCGGTGACGATCTGGATTATCCCCTGGATGGCACCCATGGCGGTCGTGATGAAGTTGGTGATCTGAGACCAGATGAAGCTGGCGGTAACCCAGATCACGTTCCAGGCTGCGTCCCAGATCGCCGATAAGGCGGGCAGGACGGCGTTGAAGAGCATCTGGAGGAACTCGAGCCCTGGCCCGATTACGTTGACGGTAAGCGCAGACCAATACGCGGAGACAGAGGCGACGATGCCGTCCCACAGGAGGGAGAACTCCGACGCGAACCCCTGGAAGGCAGCGGACACGGGGGTTATGACGTTTGCCATGAGCCAGTCGAAGATCGGCTGGACGGCGGCCATTACCCCGTTCCAAAGCCCAGTCCAGAAGACGCGGAACCCCTCGCAGTTGCTCCAGAGCAATGCGAACGCGGCGACGAGCCCGATGACGGCAAGGGCCACGATGGTCACCGGGCTTAAGCCCATTGTGATGTTAAGTCCCGCCCAGGCAACTTTAAGCGCGTTGATCGCGCTGGTGAAGGCAAGCGACGCGGCCACCACGCCAAAGGCTGACGCCAGCGCGAGGACGAGCGGGACGACGATGGTGAAGTTCTCGTTGACGAACCCGAAGAAGCCCTTGAGGCCGGGCTGCACGACGTCGACGACGGGGCCTAGTATGTCCTCCTCGAACCTGCGCTTAAGGCCCTCAGCCTGGTCGCCTACGTTGTCATAGCGGATGCTGTCGATGTCCTCCATGGTGCCGGCGGCGTCAACCGCGGCGCCCATGAGCCCCATGAGGGAGCCCATGCCATCGGAGCCGAGATCCTCCCACATCGTTCCGAAGAGCGCGACGCCGGCGATGTTCTGCTGCACGGGGTCTTCGCAGGCCATGAGCGCGTCCATGATCTCCAGGGTCGCATCGCGCGCGGTGTCCCCGCCCTGCGCGATGCGGCCGGCGTAGTCCTCCATGGACAGGCCGAGGATCTTGTAGCCCTCCTCGGACGTCTTGCTCATGTCGATGGAGCGGATGGAGAGCTCCTTGATGGCGTCGCCGGCCTTGTCGGTGCCCATGAGGAACTGCTGGGATCCGGCGGCCATGGTGAGGAACATGTCCTCGGCAGACAGGCCCAGCTGCTCGTAGTAGCCGGCGTACTCGGATACCGCGTCGAACCACTCGCCGTTGGCGTTCAGGCCCTCCTGGCATCCGAGCGCAAGGAGGTCGTAGGCCGCCTTTCCGTCAAGGCCGAAGTGGGTCATGAGCTGGTTGGCGGCCATGATCGACTCGTTGACGTCAACGTCGAAGCTGTCGCGGAGAACAAGCGCGTCGGTGGTCAGCTGCTGCAGGACGTCCGTCCGCAGGTCGTTGCCGAGGACGTTGACGACCTCGCGGGCGCTCTCCGCGATGTCGTCGAAGCTGTCCCCGTAGTTGCTGCTGTAGATGTCGTGGAGCATGTCCGTCAGCTCGCCGAACTGATCCTCGCCGTACGAGCCGAATGCCGCCTTGAGCTTTGACGCCGCGAGGTCTGACTCGGCCACGAGCTCCCTGAGGTCGTCGATCACCACGCTGATGACCTCGTGCCCGTAGTCGCCGGCGACTGTTCCGGCAGCAAGCTCGGCGATGGAGTTCTTTGCGTCTTTTGACGAGTTCTTCGCGTTGTCGAGCGCGCCGGTTAGCTTATCTGCCGCACTCACGGCGGATTTCATAGCATCCTTGCTGTTATCCAGCTCCTCAGCAGCCTTGGAGAGAGCCTTCTCGAGCCGCTTGGCCTCATCGGAGGTTGCGCCGTATTGGATCACGGCGGACTTGTACTCGTCGGCAAGCCGGTCAACCTCCTGCCCCTGGCGGGCTATGGTCGCCGTCAGCTTGCCAAGGGCGGAATCGGCCCGCGCATCGGCGGCACGCTGGGCATCGAGGGCTTGGGTGACCTGCTGGATCTGGCCGCGCAGGCGCTCCTGGGCCGCTTGGGTGCTTACGATCTGGTTGGCGTAGCGTTGGGCCTCTGCCGAGTTCGCTCCCCAAATGCCCCTGGCGGCCTCGTATTTGGCGTTGAGGGCATCGATCTTCGATGACAGCGCCTGGTCTTGGCGCTCGAGGAGGGCCTTGCTCTTGGCGAGGCCCTCGACCGACTGGCCGGTGTTCGCCATCTGCGCCTGGTTGAGCTTGAGCTCGCCCCTAAGCTGGGTCATTTCGCTGCTAGCACGCTTGATCGCCGCCGAGAACTCTGCCGTGTCGGCGGCAAACTTGATCTTCGCTTCGTTCTTGTTAGCCATAGGTCTCACCTCCTCGACATGAGTTCTTTCTGCTCGCTGGCTAGCCAGGAGTCGTAGGCTGTCTTGTTTAGGGACACGGAGCGGACGAAGGAGACGTCAGCGCCCCAGAACACCGAATCGTTCAGGCCGGAGATCATGACGAACATGGTGTAGGCGTCCTCGATGTCCTCGATTGCGAGCGACTTCGGCAGCTTGATCTGCGAGTCGCTGCTGTTTGTCCGTTTTACGAGGGGTCGGCGGAATCCCTCTTCGCTTTTGGGCTGATAAGCGACTTCGAAATGTTCATTGCGCCCTCGATGTCAAACGGGCAGAGCTCAAGGAAGTCCTCCTCGGGCAACGCGCCGACGTGGGTTTTACGATCATCGATATAGGCGCAGAGGTAGGCGGCGTAGATGATGGCCATGGAGTCCATGACATCCTTAGGCCCCTCCATGATCACGCGGTTGAATCTCGCGTAATCCTCCTTGCTCTTAGAGCGGAGCTTGAGCAGGAGGCCGAAGGTGAGGGTAAGGGGCACAACCGTTCCGTCAGTGAGCTCAAAGTCGGTGGTCGTGTTGAGCTTGCGAGGATCACTCATTACCATCACCCTCGGCGCGCTCCTCGTCGCAGTCCCGATCCTCGCCGGCCTCGCCGAGGATCTCCTCAGAGCCGTCGACGCCATTGGCGACGATGTGGTCGTCGAGTGCCTTGATGAGGCGCCGTGGGTGAGAAAGGATCTCATCGGCGCGCTTGTCGGTGAGCTTGACCTCATCTCCGACGACGTGGCGCTTGCCGGTGTTCTTGTCGATGTACTCGGCGATCACGATGTAGGGGTGCTGCTTCTTGGAGTTGGCCATTGCTACGCCTCCTCGACGACGTGGACGAGCTCGGGGGTGAACTTCTCGAGCCATTCGGTCTTGACCGCCTCGTCCTTGATGTCGGAGACGAGGGCCTCGTACATGCCGGCGTCGTAGGCATCGGGCATGAACGAGATCTCGGCGTCGATCTCGGCGACCTCCTCGGCGCCGTTCTCGACCTTACGCGCAGGGCCGGAGGACATCACGCATCGGGGCCAGGCCTTGAGCTTCTCGACCTCGTCCTCGTCGAAGACCTGGGCCGTGAAGGCGAACTCGGGGTGGAGGGACTTGGCCCCGTAGCTGTTGACGCCCTCGATGAGCCCGGGATCGCTGCGCATACCATGGAGCTCAAGGTAGAGCTCGTAGGGCATGTGGAGCGAGATCTTGAGCGTGCCGTTGCCGGCGCCGCGAGTGCGTTCCTTGGCCACCTTGCCGCGGCACTTCTTCGTGATCTTGGTCACCTCGGCGGCCTCTTCGAGGCTGCCGATGCACTTGAGCTCGCAGCTCTTCGCGGCCTCGCCGGTGCCGATGATGGCGTGAGCTCGGCGGACTTCGTACTCGGAGAAAACGGTTTCCTTGATCGCCGTCATTAGTTGCTCCATTCTTTTGTCAGTGCGGCAACGCATCGCTCCATAACGTCAGGGGCGGCCAGTAGGCCGCCCCTGTAGAAGAACTGCTGGTTGCCAGCGTGTCTTTCGGTGTTGCTCCCGTCGTCGGGGAAGTAGAGGTATCGGTATCGCGCCTTGGTGCCAACCGTGATGGCCAGGTTCTCGGCGATGTCATAGCGAGGCCAGTCGGACTGCCTCGCGGACGCCGTGTGTCCGCGAAACGTCCTGCCCGATGGATGGATGAGAGGATTGATCCTCTGATAGATCATTGGGCCGGCCTCCGTATGGAGAACGTTGTTGATGACCTGTTCAGCACCATCGCCGTAGGACTTCACAGCATCGAAGAGGGCGGTCATCTCAGACGCGCTCATAGAGAGGTTGCCGCTCATTGCTTCTTCGATCCTCGCACGAAGTGGAGAATCACCATCTCAACGACATTGGTGGTTCCAGGGCGGACATCATAGACATACTCGATGTCCTTGTTTTCATCCAGTCGAACGCCGGGGATGCCGGAAACCTTATCGATAACCGCGTCGATAGTGGCGTCTGGGACGTAGTTCTCGCGGATGATCGAGACGAGGATGCCGGCCGACGAGCCCGTGAGGTTTCTGCTTGGCCGCCGGTTGTCGCGGGAGTAGACGATGTAGTTCCACGGCGTGTTCTTTCCGATACCGGGGAAAAGACCGTAATGAACCTCATCATCGATGCAAAGGAGGGCCTTGTAGACATCATCAAGCAGGCTCGTCAACGACCTCACCCCCATCCAAGAAGATGTAGGCGCGGGCCGCGGAGAAGTCTATGTGCTCGATGTCGTAGAGCACTCCGTTGACGAGGGCCTTGCAGTCCTTGTCAACGTCCTTGCAGGCATCCCGATGCACGCTGATCTTGCGAGTGAGGCGAAAGTCGTTTCTGTCGGCGAAATCAAGATCCCGCTCACGCTGCGCCTCATCGATAAAGCAGGCACAGGCTACGAGATCCATGTCGTCAATGTCACCTGGGCTGATGCGGGCGCCGAACGATGTCACCTGGTTGCGTGCACGGTAGATGGACACCACGCCATCGTTATAGCTTGGCAGCTCCTTCTTTTTCCTCAGCGTATTGGATCACCTCCCACTTTCTCCGCACCTGCATGATGTCATCGAAGTAGTTAGCGAAGAAGTCGTCTTCAGCATCATTCCAGGCGTAGTAGCAGTAGTTGACATAGAGCAGGTTCTCCTGGCCGGGCTGGGAGAAGTCGTAATCAGGGTCGGGGATGCCGATCTTGTCGAGCAGGACGGAGCGGGCGTTGTCCATGTCGTCCTGCACGCGCGCGTCGGTGGCCTCATCAGACCAGGTGATGCGCAGCTTGCGCATCACCTGGTCGCGGAGGCCGCTGCTGGCTCCCACCACGGCTCCTAGACCGTCGGCACGGCGTCGACGTTGCGGACGGTGATGTATGCGGGATCAAGTTCGGAGATATCCAGCACGATGAAGCACGTGTCATCGTAGGCGCGGCCGGTGCCGTGCTGGACGAGCTTGAAGGTGCGGACATCATCGAGGTATCCGATGGAGTCATCGTAGGAGATCTGGCCGTTGCGGCTGCCGCCAACTGCGAGGGTGTAGGTCTCCGCGATGCCGAGCACCGCCTTGCCGTCAGGCACGGAGTTGCACGGGAAAGCATCAGTCGCAAACGGGAACAGGTTGTTCTTGTAAGAGCCGTCCTGGCCAAGAACCGTAGTTGCTGGCATGACCTTGGTGAGGTAGTCGGTCATGTTAGTGAGCAGCATCACGGAGCTAAAGGTACGCTCACGACCAGACTCAGACTTGACGAGCTTGGAAACGACTGCGCCATAGGAGGCAGGGTCGAAGGAGGTAATCTTAATGGCCTCCTTCTCAGGATAACCGGACGTCTGGTCGAAGGTGCCGTTAGGATTGCGCATCATTCCGATGGGCTGATTGATGCCGCTGCCGTTGACGATGGCATCCTCGAGGCCAGTGGCAAGGGCCTCGGCAAACAGAGCACGGATGTAGGCATCGAGGAACGTCGGCCCCATGTCGAGCAGGTCGATGGGGATCACGCAAAACGCCGTGTACTTGGACTGGTTGAGGTCGAGGATCTTGATGGCGCCCTTGATCTCCTTGGTGATCTTGGCGTCGATCTCGCCCCAGCCGCCCATCTGGATCGTGGAGTCGTTGATGATGTACTTGGTCGAATAGCCGACGTACTTGGACGCGATCTTGGAGAGCAGCGGATGGGACTGCTCGAGATCGCGGAAGACATCCTCGATGATCGTGGTGGGCATAGCGTCCTTGGTCTCATCGGACAGCAGGTCGATGAAGGACTGCTCGGGGTTGCGGGACTTGAGCGCCTGGGCGACTTCGCGATACCAGGACTCCTCGGCCGAGGTCAGGGTTCGGTATCCGCGGGCCTCGAGGGCGGAGCTGTCGGACGCGGCCGTCTGGGCGGCGAAGTCGGCGCGGATCTGCTCCGCAATCGACTCGCCGAACGAGGCCCAGGCAAGGGCGATGGCGTCGACGTCATCGCCCGCCATGGCCTGCGCGAGCTGGGTGGCGGCTTCCTGGTTGGCGAACTTGATCATTCGGGTTCCTTTCTGTTGCAGGCAGCTGTCTAGCTGATGGCCATAAAAAAACGCTCCATCATCTGGAGCGTGTCGTCTTTTGCGTCATCTTGCTCTCCGGGGCCGTCCCCGTCGGCGCTGTCCGGCGGGTCGTCGCCGGGAAGCTCTCCGCCCTGCCCCTCGGGCATCTTGCTGAGGGCGGAGAACACGGTGCCCCGTGCGTGCTGGCTCGGCTCCGTGCGCAGGTCGTAGGACTCGATGCCCGTGATGAAGCCGAGGGCAAGCGCGCGGCTGGGGGTGAGCCAGGTCTCCGCGTCCATGAGCTCCGTGAGCTCGTCGATGTCGATGCTCGCGCGCGAGAGGTAGGCGGCCTTCGATGCCTCGGTGATGATGTCCAGGTCATCAGCCTGCTTGCGCAGGTCGCTGGCGTTGCCGGATCCGACAGACCATGCGTTGTGGATCATCATGAGGGACGCATCGGACATGATGCGCTCATCGCCGGCCATCGCGACGACGGATGCGATGGAGCAGGCAAAGCCATCAACGTGAGTGACGATGCGGGCCTTATGGCGCCGCAGGGCGTTGTAGATCGCAAGGCCCTCGGCGACCTCGCCGCCATAGCTGTTGATGTTGACATGGATCTCATGCACGTCATCGCCAAGCTCCTCAAGCTGCTTGGACAGATTCGCGACGCTGACGTTTGTCCCCGAGTAGCTGAACGACCTGATGTCGCCATAGATGTCGATGTAGGCCTTGCCATCGCCGCTTTTCGCGAGAGAGAAGTAGTTCTTCACTTCTGCTTATCACCTCCTATGAGCACTTGGCGAAGAACCTCGTCAAGCGGCCCGTAGTTTTTCGTAATGAGATGTTCCTGGGCCTCGTCGGTGCCGATGAGCGGCTGTCGCATCATCCTGCGGAGCTCGTCCATTGAGTATCCGGCGCCGAGGAGCTGGGAGATCGCCGGCGCGGAGTCGAAGATGTCAACGAACTTGATGCGAGACGTGTCAACCACGATGCGGGAGCCCTTTTTCCAGTCGGCCCTGCCGATGAGCTTGCCCGTGAGCTCGGTCTCGAGCTGCTTTGCGAGCGGGCTCACCGTGAACGTGAGGAACGTGTCCACGATCTCGCCCATGTTGGTCATGTTCCCGAAGAGCATCGACTGGGGAATCTTGTAGATGCTCGCGACGAGCTCGAAGGCGTCCTTGCGGAACTTGATGACGTCATCGGACGGCGACCCCTTGATGTCCAGCTTGTCAAGGCGCTGCCCGCGGGTCTGGAAGTAGACGGAGTTTGACGCGCGGAGGAACCGCTGGAGCATTGTTCGCGGGTCGCTGCGCTCCTCCTCGTCTCGCTTGACATGCTCGCGTGCGCCTGTTTGCGGCTGCGCGATGTCAAGGATCCACTTAGTCCCCGACCCGGCCTTGTAGCCAGACGCGGCTGCCGCCATGAGCTGGGCGTACTGCTCGCACATCCCGTCAATGAGGTGCTTCGCCCGCCGGTTGCCGAAGCTGAGGTAGATCGCCTCGCCTGCCGGGTAGTCGCGCATGGCGTTAAACCCGTCGATGGCGACAGACCGGTACACCGTCTTGCCAATGGATCGGCGGTCGACGGCAAAGCCGTCGGCAACGTAGAGGCAGTCGCCCATTGGGACGATAAGTGCCTCGCCGTTGGTCATGAGCAGCCGGATCGCCTTGTCAATTAGCTGGCTTGCGTTGTAGTCAGGATTCGGCTGGACATTGAGCAGGTAGTAGAGCAGCCCGTTGACCTCTTCGCCGTTTTCGACCGTCTTGATCTCGCAGCTTGCAATGGCGTTGGTGACGTAGCTGATCGCAGTGTCAACGGCTGCCGCCTTGAAGTAGAGCATCGCAGCAGACTCATCCAAAGAAACGCTGCCTTCAGCCGGGACAGGGCTTTCTTGTTTGGAGATCGTGAGGCTTAGGTAATCGATGATGTTCATTCATCACCTCCTTTCGTGGTCACTACGGCCCATGGCTAGGGGGCCAGCTACAGGACAAGCGGCTCGTAATACTCAACATCAGACCAATCTGGCAGCTCTCCTTCCTGGGTCATGGCGGCTACGAAGGCCATAAACCCGTCGGTTTTACGGCTCTTAGGCTCGATTTTTCCGTATGTGAAATTGCCGTGGGCGGCTGGAACAAGCTTGGTATTGTTCACATACCAACGCATGAGCGGATTCTCCCCCCACGCGATAGACCTGTTGACGAACAGCGAGTTGATCTTGACCTGCACGAGCATGACGTCGCTTGGCCTCACCAGCTTCACCGTCTTGTCCGCAGCGGAGAATCCGATGTTCTCGAGCTCACGCTTGAGGAGCGAGTACCGGTAGCTGTCTATGGAAACTTTGAGGACGTCGTAGAGTCTCATCTGGGCACGGAGCCAGTCAGCGACGAGCCACGGGGACACCTCCACGTCATCGACGAACTCGAGGAGGCCGGCAGCCTCCCAATCCTCAAGAGGCGCCTTGATGCGGCCGAGGTCTGCCGACTGGCGGCATACCCATGTTTTGCAGATGGCGTTATAGCTATCCTCGTCGCGGAACAGGAGAACGGCGGCAACGAAGTCGTTGGTCTTGGCGAAGTCTATGCCGCAGATGCAAGGGAATCCGTACAGGTCAGGAACAGCGCGACTCGTTGCCAGTATGTCCTCCCATTTGGCAACCGGGCTGTCCTGCGCTTGCACCGGGCAATTCATACGCTTGGTCATGAAGTCGTAGTTGACGGCAGGGTTCTCAACGTAATCGGCAAACTCTTTTTCTATCTCAGCGCGAAGAACCGGAAGGTACGGAAGCGAAGGGTTCGCCTTCTCCCAGTTTCTCGGATCGCTTACCTCTTTCGGGTCATCGAGCTTGCACATGAAGGGAAGAAACCTGTTGTCGCTCTTCTCGCCAGCAAGAATCTTCCTTGACTTGCTCTTGAGGGAGTCAAGGACACCGTCGCGCACATCGCCGTCTGTCGTCGTGTACAGGCGGCGAGGGTGCGGTTTCTTACCGAGGCCCGTGGTGAAGACGTTGATGTTCTTCCAGTTCTCGTAAGCGTGAACCTCGTCGAAGATGACCATGCCAGACCGCAGGCCGTCCTTGCTCTTTGGGTTGTCAGTCCGGTACTTGATACGCGACTTTGTTGACTTGCTTGTGATGACAACCTGGTTCCAGGTGAACGATCGCCTGAATCTCTTGCAGTTGTCCGGCTCTTCGAGGATGTTGTAGACATCATCGAACGATGTCTTGGCCTGCTCTTCGGAGTTCGCACAGATGTCAACATCGTAGAATCTGATTCCATTCACGCCAGTGATTGCGCAAAAAGCAACGAAGCCGTCAAAGCCATTCTTGCCGGCGCCGCGTCCGACATAGACAAACATCTCGTCCCAGCGTGGCGTGCCATCCGCCTTAAACACGCACATGAAGAGCGTGAAACAGAATTTCTCCCATGGGAGCAGATCGAACGGAAAGTATTTCTGATAGCCCATGTACCGCTCGATACGGCCGTAGTCGATAATCAGCTCTTCTGACGCGAATACGTTTCGCACATGGGCCACGAGTTGGCGCTGCTCTTCGCAAGCATTGATGCCGCCGGTCTCAACTAGCCTCATCCACTCAGTGATTTCGGGGCAGTCGATACGCTTGCGCCGGCGAGGGCGGAGATCAGAACTCCTCTTCGCCGCCATCGTCATCCTCGACCGGCACGACGAGCTTGCAGCGAGACGTGACGGTAAGTCCCAGGGATGAGGCGCAGGTGTGGGCTTGCTTGAATGCTCGGTCTTGTGCGATCTGTATAGCCTTGATCTCATCTGGCTTTGACAGCCCGACAAGCTGGGCGGTGAAGGACTCATAGAGCGATTCGGAAATCACATAGCGGGCAAGGAGGTCTGCGTCTGGCTGGCGGTGCTCCATGTGCGGGAGGATGGCCGGGATGGGTATTTTCAAATCGAC